TCATGCAAAACCCCCGTTATCCATATAATCCATATATTCATCAAGAGCCTTTTTACAAGAATTTTTATTTGAAGGCTTCAAAATCTTTTGCTTTGTAATCGCTTTTTTACCCGTAGGGGGTTGGGAGCTGCTGCAGAGCTGCTTACAGGAAGATTTACCCCTAGGGGGTTTAACAGCATTCCGCAGCGCCGATGCAGCTCCCATCGCGAAAAACCGGATTTTAACCTGTTCCGGACAATTCCGGAGTGCCCGGAATGAAAGATACTCAACCATAAAAGCGGAATTTTCCGCGTTCTTTCCACTTTTGGCATTTTCCTCGCCAAGAGCAAAATACAACTTTGCCAAACACTTATCAATTTTTGTCATTTAACAACCTCGCTAAAAAAAACAAACAAACCCCCTAGGGGTCATTTCCAAAGATCCAAAAAACAACCCCCTAGGGGTAAAAATGAAAAAATCATGCAATCTTAACAAAAAATATCACCCACGCAACGAACTCAAAAAACACACCAAGCCACTCAAGTACATGTTTACCTTTTACCTTAAACACATTATCACACAAAGAAATTTTACAATGATCACCAAAATACTCACAAGCATCAACAGACAACTCATCAACAGGACAAGCATAACTGTCAACCCAAGGCGTTGACGTTGCGGAACGCAAGCGGCTAGCAAACGCATCAGCGGAATCACGCAAGCCACCAGCACCACCAACGGAAAGCAAGGAATCGTAACGAGCTTTGGACAAGCCAACCGTGTCAATACCACCGAAAGCGCCGTCACCCACGCCGGTATAATTGCCGTCACCACACTCAGAACTAGTGCAATCGCCAGTTAAACTATCCAAAGCTCCGAGGATATCAGAACTACCAGAAGCAAGAAGGCTATCAAACTTGGAAGCGATGTTGCCAAACCCAGACGACATACCGGAATCCAATTTGCCAAGAGCTGAACCCATGCCACCAAAACCGGAAGCAATACCGGAATCCAATTTATGCAAGCCACCGGTGACACCGGACATATCAACATCAACATTAACATCACCATGTCCGCCGCCACCACCACCGCCAACATAATTTTTCATAATGTCATCCCAAGACTGAAGAAAGCTATTAAACGGATCATTGCTGGCAGAATCGGAACGAGCACCAAGCCGGTCTATTGCATCTATAACACCCTTATTACGGGCATCATTAGCACTATCCATCTGCTTCAACTGCTGCTTCATCAGTTCCCTCTGATCAACCCAGTTATTGAAAACTATACCATTCAAGGTCTCAGCAAGATGAACGAGCTTGGATTGACGCGTTGTGTCCACAGCCCAGCGGACAGCGGCTAAAAGACTATCCTCATGGCTTTTATACTTCAACCACTCAAACAGCAAACGCAAGCTATCCAAAGTCCTTTGAGCAACAGCAACCTGTTTAAGTTGCACCTCGTATTTTGACCAGTCGCAATTATTCAAATTAGTGCAACCACCCCTGCCAGTCGTATCATTGCCGTTAGGATCACCACCCTCACCACCGGAATCAGCTGAACCACCACCGCCACCCGAACCGGAAGAAGAACCCGCAGACGAACCGCCAGGATCACCACCGGAACCGGACGAACCGCCGCCGCCACCTGTTGAGCCAGACGAACCACCGCCCTCGGAACCAGAGGAACCACCGCCCTCGGAACCAGAGGAACCACCGCCCTCGGAACCAGAGGAACCATCACCACCAGTTGAGCCAGACGAACCATCAGAACAAAGCTCAGAATCAGGATATAAAGAACAATAATCAATAGGACAATCATCAACACCATCAACAGGTACAAGGGGTATGGTACAAGTACAAGTAAAACTCTCAGTAACGGGGGAAGAGTTAGGAATATTATAATAATTGTTTGGAAAAGAAACCTCGGCACGATTAACAGAAACAGCTGAACCCGAACCACAACGATCAAGATTCATAGAGACAGAAATTATTGCAGTAGAGGAATAAACATAGCCAGCAGGTGGCGAACGAGAAATAGGCGTACCATGTGAACCAGAACAAGTATTGCCACTAAATTGACAAGAAATAGTATAAGATTGAAAATCATGATTGCAACCACCCCAAGTATTAGAATAACTAATAGTTATAACAACGGGAGAAGCTGAAGGAACACAACCACCGCCACCCGTTGAACCAGACGAACCACCGGAAGAAGAAGAACCACCCGAAGAACTGCTGGGGCGGTCATCGCAACTACCTACAACGCAAACAAGACCGCCAGGGTTATGCACAGTATCGTAATTGTCATGACCGCCTGCCGCTTGACAGGCTTGAATCAAACCGTTGTAAGCAGACATTGCCTCATTGACATCAGAAAAACACATAGAATCAAATGAGGAAGAACTACCGCCAGCGGAAGAAGAACTGCCAGAATCAGATGACCCCTCCGAGCCACTGGAGCCTTCAGAACCACTGGAGCCACCGCCGGAGGAAGAACCACCGCCACCCGAACAAACCTCAGGATCATCAGAATGATCACACATACAATCGTCATATGCTTGACCTTCTCTACCTGCACAGATTTCTACTGGAGAAAGATTACAAACATTGTTACCCGATCCTGCTGGATCAGAAGAACACCACGATGATTCAATTTCATTAACATAACTATCCTGAACACCAAAAGTAGGATTCTGCCTCACAATACAAGTTCCAGCATAATTTTTAGGCTCTTTACCAGCATTACAGCAATAAGAATTAACCCTCGTTTCCATATTTTTTGTTGAAAGCTGATAGGAACAATTATTGCAACTACCAAACTTTATACAATACCAACCGCCAGGCTCTGTTACAACAGAACCAGTAACCCAAGATCCACCCTGTTCAGAAGTACAAATATTTTTTTGCTGATTAAACAAATTTGTTACTTCTGATTGATTTTTAGAACAAGCACCAGGAGCAGGATTGGGAGCGGGAGTACAAGTGCCGCAGATATAACGGAGAACGTTAACTTTAAAATTCAAATTAGCAACACCTCCCAAAGAAGAACACTTAGTTTTATAGTTAGCAAGCAAAGTTTGAAAGTTAGAAGAAGGACCCGAACCAGCAACTTCTTGATTACTAACATCACAATAATCCTGATTAACAACATGCCATTGAAAACAGTCAGTAGGAGTAGAGCAAACATTAATATTACCCGGTTTAGAAGTCCCAGCCTGTTGAGCATACGAAACAAAAAACAGACCGCATAGAAAAATTATTTGACAACACCTTGAAAATAATGTATATTTATTGGTATGAAAAAACATTCCCTTATCCTCGCTGTCGCTTTGGCGACTTTCACGCTCACTGCTTGCGGTGAGAAAAAACAGACACCGGAAGAAATGAAAATGATTGCTAGACAGGAAAGAGAAAAAGCGTTGGAAAGATTGCAAAAAGCAGGAAATGACGGAAACCCACAGCTTACAGAAAAAGAAATAGACAGCCTGGTAAAAGTCATTAACAAAGGAAGAAATGAAAATGAATACGAAATGATGGTAGGGGAAAAACCTAAACCTGGCGAACCAGCACACTTGTTGAAAAGCAGCAAGTAATCCCCCCGCCACTCCGGTGAGGGCATTGGGGCAGATACTTGGGAAGGGGGCTGCTTTTTTTTGTATCTTTGAAAGTATAAATATATACGCAGAAATAATAACCGGAGCAATAAAATCCTTAGCAGTGCAAACAATACCCGGCATAATAACAGCCATAATATTCACGATATCCTTTGCATTAATGGGATTCATATTATACAAAACCATAAAGATAGTACTCCAAACAATAAAAGAAAAAACGCAAGAATGGCACAAGCAATAGAAACCACCACCAAAACCCGAAACAGAAAAGCAGTTCCCAAAAAAATACCAATAAACAATAAAACGGCAAAAAACAAAAACAATAAAGACAAATCATAAAAAGGCGTATCGGAAAAAATACCAACACAAACAAAAAAAGAAACAACGCTAACAAAAGACAAATAAAGCCAAAAAAACAATTTAAATTTATTTGTCATACGCAACCCCCTGAGAACATGGCTGCTTTTTTTTGTATATTAAACAACATGAATAAATACGCAGAAATAATAACCGGAGCAATAAAATCCTTAGCAAAGATAATAATACCGGATTTAATAACATTAGGTATATATGCATTAACAATACTTGCAATAATCATAATCATAAAAATAACACTCCAAGAAGTAGAAAAAAAAATACAAGAAAAAAAAGAACAGTAGCAAAAACAAACAAAGCATGAGAAAGAAAAGAAAAAAAAGAAGGCAAAAAAATACCGGTAAATAAAAGAACAACAAAAAGCAAAAGCAATAAAAACAAATCATAAAAAGGCCTATCGGAAGAAAGACCAACACCAACAAAACAAACAAAAAGAAAAAAATACCAAAAAAACAACTTAAATCTATTTGTCATACGAAAGCCCCCAGCCAATCAAAAAAACGCATCATAAAAACAATAAACCAAAAATAACTATACAAAAAAAACATAGACAACAAAAGAAGAAACAAAGAGCGAGGAAACTCAAACAAAAAACAAAAAAAATACGAAGCAAGAAAAAAAGTAAAACTAAAGCAAATATTAACAGGATCAAAAGCAGCAAAATAAAAACAAAACAAAACGCCAATAACATCCAAAACAAAAACCATAGACAAAACACCTTTAACGGCAATCATACGACAACCATAAAACATAGTGCAAAAATAATCTTTAAACCTCAAAAAAAAATCTTTCATTTTCAATCCCCCGAAATCCTAACACCCATTATCTCATCACCGCTATTTGTTTCATGAAGCGCGCAGTCCTCTGAATAATCACACATAGCACAAACACTACAAGAAGGAGATATAAAATCCAAATAGCAAACAATCCTGTAAGTTTCCTCAATCAAAACTCTCATATTTTTACCTCCCTTCTTTCACTAACAAACTCCTCACGCAAATTCAGAACATCATTAATAAGAACATCACAATCATGAACAGGCACATTATACCTTTTGCAAAAAGCAGAAACCAGAACATCAAAACGAATTTCCAATTCTTGCACTGTCATAAAAACCCCCTTTTTTCCTCTTTGGCAGACGCGCTATAAAACTCAGCTTCAAGACTTTCAAAATAACGATAAAATTTAGCGCAGTCAAAAACATAGACGTACGTTTTCGCAACCTCGCAAAACTCAAACGAAATAAAATCATTCATGTCAAGCTCTGTTTCCATTTGCCTCCCTCGCGTGTTTCAACCTGGCAATGACAAGCCTCGCAAAACCCTCAGGAGTTTCACCGAAGCGACACCGGTCAGAAATAATATCCTCACAACAACGGCAGTCAGAACGGGAAAGATGATAAGGGCAATAAAAATCAGTAGTCATTTTCAACCTCCTCACATTCAACAGATTCACCACAATTTTTACAAATCATTTTCAAAATCCTCCTCATCATAAATATCTTCTTCAAGTGGAAAATAACAATGACTACAAAAATCACGGCCATCAACAATGTGCAAATCAGAATAATCCAAAATAGCTTCGTGGCACTCAACACAAATAGCTACTCCACGAACATAAATAAGCTCACCACTAGAATGATTAAAACCTATCATCTTACACCTCCTCCAAACAAACGACAACGGAAAGCTCATCATTAACTTTGTTCTCCCATGAAAACAACCACCGAAGAACCGGAATTTTATCCAAAAACGGAACACCCTGGCGCGTTTCATAATTGACATTGTTGGATCCTGATGCACACGAACCAAGCGAACCAGGCACTTCCAAAATACTACCGTCACGCCGCCACAAAAAAAACCACCGGTCTTTAAAAACTTCAACGGTCAAGCCGTCAAAAATAGAGGCATACTTTGTCACACTTTTACCATCATTGTAGTCAATCTCACTTTCCGGTCTCCTTATCTCACCGCCGAACACGACACGGGCAGTATCACCAGCACTGAAATCAACCACACGGGCAAAATTAAGAGAGCCGAGCGAATCAGAGGCAACAGATGCGAACTCCCACACCTGACTGACATTGTAAGAAACACCCCAAACAGTGACGGGACCGGTAAAAGAACCAGAATGAGACTTAGTCAACTCAGATGAAGACTTCAACAAAAGCTGCGAATGATTGAAACCCAGACGGCGGGCAGAACTGCGAAGAAGGCCTATAGCGCCCACACGGAGACGGCGGACACCAGAAACGGCAGGAACAGCACGAACAGGATCACCAGCAGGAGCAATAGCAAACTCACCGACCTCAGATTTATTATCATTAGAAGAAGAAGCCACTACACCGCCCCCGCCCCCCCACGAGGGGGAGGCAGAGGGCGGCGTAGTGGCATGGTTATTGTTTTCTTTCTCCTCACGGGAAGGAGCTGAAACAATGGCATCTATAACCTTGCCCTGAACGAGCCTCAAACCGAGAGGCTTCAAAACCTCATTCAAAATAGAAGCGTAATTCGTACGGTTATATGAAAAATCAGCAAAGGAAGGGAGAGGCCTCTGTACGGAATTATCCATCACAAAAGAACGGCCAAGACTGGCGCAAGAGTAAAACGAGCGAAGCCAGCCATGCAAATCTATAGCTGCTTCATCAACGCGCATTCTGCACCCTGCCTGATTTTGAGCCTGAACCTGGCACAGGCTCAGAAGGATAATAAGAACCACTATTCTGAACATACTTGCGAACCTCCAAAGGATAACGACCGCTTGCGTAATCAAGCGGCAACGTGATAATCGTACCGTCAGGGCGGACTGCCTTACAATCAAAATTACCGCAGACGACATACTTGACATAAATGACATTGTCAGCACGAGAGTAACGAGGGACTGTGTCCTTGACATCCGTATAAAGTTCACCCCTGCTTTTTCTATTAAGAAAAGCAATAGCACCCTGAGACTTCCAAAGGACAAAACAAACAACAACAAAAAGAAAAGCAAGCAAACTAATAAACTTAACGCTTTTAAAAATAGACATATAAGGCAAATGTTCCTTAACATCACCCTCATGGCTTTTATAGAGATGATAAAGGCTTTTATCATTCACACGCTGGCGGACATAGCCAGGAGCAGCGAGAATATTCGCGCCGTAAAAAACACGCTCCTTGTAGTGCGTACGAATACCAAGCTGACCACGGAAAAACTCATGCGTTTCGTGGATTCTTTTTTGTATGGGCTGCCATATATCGCTTATGTGCTGGGTAATCAAAATCAAATCATGACCGTAATGACGAGCCATAGAAATATATTTCACAAAGGGGCGGAGAACAGCGAAATTCTCAGGGTTAAGATACTCATGGCACTCATCAAGTATAACCACTGTCTCCTTGCATGACATGACATCCTTAATCAAAAGGGAAAGACCCTCAACATTGTAATAATTCGTTACACCACTTTTATGCTTGACACGATACAAATGATCCAAATTAACAGCAGGCTTTTTATCAACAACCGGAGCAATCTTTGAAGCCGGAGAAGGTTCGGCAATGGACTTGGAAACACCTAAGCTCCTACGAGCAAAAGGAACATTCTGAGACGGCGAAGCAAACCTATTAAGAGTAACAGGCCCATTAACAGCAGCATTGCCGCTAGCATCACCATTGGCAACACCAACCTCTACATCATACTCAAGAGTGAAACGATGGAGATATTTTTCCACATAGGTCAATCCATAATGATCACCCCTTTTTTTACTGGAAAGAGCATAAGCAACCATAGTCGGATCAAGACCGGCTATATTGGTAAACACGTGACGGCCTGCACGAAGCTCGGAGAGAAGCAAGGCAAGCGATGAAAGCGTTTTGCCCGAACCTGGGAGGCCTATATACGCATAAACCATTTTATTTGCCACCCAAATGATTGTCACTCACATAAATCCTAGTCGTTTTTAAAAAACGAATAAATCTACGAAGCAAACCAACAGGGCGCGTAGAAAAAAATTTAGGAGAACCAGGCGAACCAACAGAAACATAAACCATTATTTACCTCCGGTTAAAAGTGAAGAAGCGGCAGCCTTCTGAGTGGCAAGAGCAACAGCCTCGGCAGCCTTGCGAATAAGTTTAACAACAAGTATGCTAGTAAGAATAAATACAACGCGATGAACGCGGAGAGCAGAACCAAGCCATAACAGGCTTTTTGGCAAATCACCGAGAAGGTCAGAGAACTTTGGCAATGTCACACCAGCAGCACCCAAGGCAGTCTGAAAAGCAGTAAAAGCAGCATTAGCAACAACACCGAAACCCCAGGACAGAAGACCCTGGCCAAGACCCAAAAAACGAGGGATTATCTCAACAACAAGGGCACCTATACCCATCATAAGCCAAGAGCCGAAGAAACGAGCCAACCAGCCCGCAAAAGGCCTTAAAGCAGCTCCTATAACAAGAGCAAGAGGACCAACGGCATAAGAAACAGAATCAACGTCAAACATCATTTGCGACCCCCGCTATAACCGAACAAAAAAGAGAACAAAACACAAACAGCAATAAGTATGTATGACAGCACGCCAAGACTCTGCACAACAGCGGCGAAATCATAAGAAACAGTATCCGAACCGACAACAGAGCCAACGGAAGAACTGGAAGGAAAAGGAAGGCAGGAATTAACCTGATACAGACCGGTAATGATGCCAGCAGACGTGCCGACATACTCGTAAAGACAATAACCGCTAGCACAAAAATCATAGCAACGGTTGCCGATGCAACAGGCAGGAGGACCAGTAGGGCATAAATCATAAGCAGAACAATCAACGGCGGAAAAAGCCAAAGAAGGCAAAAAGAAAAGAAACAAAAAGAAAAACATCAACGCCCCACGGTAACGGTTGGATGATTAGCCGCCTATCATACGCCTGATAAAGCGCACCACAAGAAAAACAACAGCAACGGCCACTATAGAGCCAGCTATTGTCATCAGGATAGTGCCAACACCGGACAACTCACCTGTGACCTGAGTCGCAAGAGATGTGTAGTCATTCGCTGCTTTCGCAGGAACAGCACTAACAGCAACAACGGCAGCAGCAGCAACACCAGCTATTTTATTGCCAACGCTTTTAACAGCATCGGAAACAAAACCGCAAGCCTTCTTCAAAAAGTCCATAAAGAACCTCCATAAAAAAACGGCGTTATTTTTATTTCTTGCTTCTTTCCAGAACACCGCACACTAGAAATCCACAACCTGCAAACAATGCAAGACTTCAACGATTAAGCATCTTAATAACGCTGCCAATCGCATAACCCGTAGCCCAGAAACCGAGCGAGAACAAAAAAAGCCAGCCCACAAACTCAGCTCCCGTCATAAGCGCCCCCCAGCGTTAACGACACCGGATCGCTCCGATGCCGCCGACACCGTGGAGCGCCGAATTTCTTGATAAAAAAAACTATCAGGAGTGCCGTCATAATGAGCACAATCAGTATGAGCACAATTACCATGACGGCCACAAGCTACTACTACACATCTACATCTTTCAATCACGATAATCCCTCCCACAGCCATCATCACAAGAACCATAAACATCAAAATCAACATCACCCAAACTTCTATCAGCCTCATCAAAAAAACGAGGATCATCACCACCCCGCATAATCAAACCGGTCAACCTATCCGTATACTCACGCTCACAATCATCAAAACCATCAGAATCATCATCAAACATAATCAGTACTCCCTCCTATCCTCTAAATCAACATTATCCTCAGGAACAATATTCATTTCGTTCCACTCATAACCAGAAAAAGAACCCTCATTCTCATTATACTCCTTTGGGCCAAGAGAACGAGACTCTATATATATTCCCTCAGCACCATCGTGAACACCGGAGCGCTCTTTGTATGCCGCATATCCGCGACCGACAGGGCTATTCGCAAAACGCTCTTTACGATCAGCTTTGTAATTATCCAACATACCACCAATGGTACCAAAAATAATGCCACGCAACTCAGGACAAACAACAGTGATAACAGAGTAAAGCACAAAAATAACAGCACAAAAAGAAATAACAAAAGCAGCAATCTGAAAAAGCAACGGAATGAAAGAAACCAATCCTTGCAAAATAATAGGAATGACCATTTCCTTAAACTGCTCCACAATCAT